ATAAAAGTAATATTAACTGCCCGGGGGATTGCTTACCTCTTCAAGATATGTCTTATGAACGCCTTGAATTTCTTGGCGATTCGCTAATAGGTATGATTGTAGCCAATTACCTATACAGCAGGTTTCCAGACCAGAATGAGGGATTTCTTTCAAAAATTAGGACAAAGATAGTAAATGGTCGTATGCTCGGTTATTTGTCAGACAAAATAGGTTTCCCGAAGTTTGCTATAATATCTAAGCAAGTTGAGGAATCAGGTGGCCGAAATAATTTTAAAATTATGGAAGACATATTTGAGGCGTTTATAGGCGCGCTATTCCTTGATTTTCAAACGGAGAGCGATAAGGTTCAGCTACCGAACAGTATTAATATATCCCCCTTCACGGGAGCAGGCTACTTCATAGTTGAGAGCTTTATCATATATATTATAGAAAATTATATTGACTTTTGCGAATTAATTAGAATTAAAAATAATTACAAGGATATGCTTGTATCTTATATGATGCATAACCTCCAAGATATCCCGAAATTTTACGAAGTAAAGGTATTGATGAAAGATAATGTTCGCATATTCACCTACTGTATAAAAGATAGGAACAACGCGATCATCTCTACATCTACTGGTAATAACAAGAAAGAAGCTGAGAATAACGCAGCAAAAGAAGCACTTATATATTATAATGTGGATATTTGCGAGTATAATTCAAATATATAAAGATATTATAGAAACAAAATATATTGTCCTTCTCGTCAACTTTATCTTTATGGATACATTGAATATTACGCATCTTGTTTTATCTGGTGGAGGTATGCGAGGTGTAATATTCATAGGAGCGCTTAGATATCTATATATTGAGAATTTACATAAAAACATTACACATATTGCAGCAAATTCTATAGGCTCATTTGTAGCCCTCTTTATTACTTTCAAGCTAACAATAGAGGAAATAGAGACAATTATTTATAATTCTATAGGTGATACTAATCTATGCAAAATACCCACTAAGAATTATTATAGACTTATATCAAACTTGGGTTTATGCTCTATAACGCATTTTGTGGAGCACTTAAGGAAAGTATTACGCATCAAGTATCCTGATATGAAAGATATAACATTTATGGAGGCTTCTAAGAGATTTGGGATTAACTTATATTTTTCTACTACAAATATTAATAGATGCGAGAATCGTATTTTTTCTATTGAGGATACTCCTGATATATCAATATTTACTGCTTGCGAAGCCTCAATGGCTATACCTTTAATATTTAATCCTATTATGATTGATGGCGAATATTATTATGATGGAGCATTTACAAATAACTTTCCTATGAAAATATTTTCACATATATCCCAAGAGAATATCATTGGGATGGTTTTATACAAAGAGCGAGTAAAATATGAGCCTCCTAAGACAAAGATTAATATTTTTTTCATATTAAGACAAATTTGTAGAATGTTTGAAATATTACGCGTTAACCAAGTAACAATAGGGGAGATAAAAGAAGAAGACAAGGACTATTATTTTATGCCTAAAAATATTATATTGCAGCATTCTATGAATGTAGTAGTTAATAGAAAGGGGGTTTGCTTAGAATTATCAAGTGCTCAAGTTGATGAAATGATATTAATAGGGTTTAGCAGTATGGCTGAGTATATTGATAAGCGAAAAAAGTTATTATATAATAAAAATAAAGTAAGACTTAGTGGGCTGCGAGAGCTGCGAGAGCTGCAAGAGAAGGAAGATGAAGATACAATGTAATTATATCCCTGTCTTTTTTGAACCACGCGGTGCTCGCGGTGCTCGTGGTTTTACTCGCCCTCCTCGCAATGAATATGGTTTTACATGCAACACTTTTGGAACTTGCGAAGCTCGTGAAGCTCGTGGATAATTTACTTTTGCTGTATTAGCCCTTCTAAGTAATACAGGAGCAACATTTACTGTTTTTTTAGGTCTTACATATCCTTCTCTAATACATAGTTCATCAACTGTTTGGATTTTATGCAACGGATATTGTGTATATGCTCTTCTATTTGCTGTTTCAGGACGAGGATGAAGCAATACAGGTTGATGCGGAACTTCAAATGCAACTCTTTGGTTATTTATGTGAAAAGGATATTGATATAGACGCATATGTTCAATTTTATTTTTTCTGCTATTACTACCAGTTCTCTGCAATTCAGCGAATTTAAGTGCTTCTTCTAATTTAGTATAATCCATTCTAATAATATACAGATAATTATATAATTATATATATTATTATTATAGTATTATAATGAATAATAATGATGAACCATATATATTCCTATTAGATTTAGATGGAACTATAATAGGTGATTGCAGTTATCAATGTGATATTTATAATATACAGGAAATAATAAAAAAGAATATAATATTAAAAAACAATAATATCCAATTAGGAAATCTCGTAAAATACAAATCATTGTGCGATAAGATGCTTGACAACTGCTATGATATGCAATCTAAATTATTAAGACCTCACTTCACTACATTTATGACAGAGATGAAAAAGAAGTTTCCAAATAGTTTTTTCTTTATTTATACAGCCTCAGAGAAAACTTGGGCAAATAAGGAGATTTTAATAATAGAAAAGCAAAATAATATTAAGTTTAACCGACCTATATTCACGAGGGATAACTGCTTAAAAGATACATCGGGTAATATCAAAAAGTCTGTAAATAAAATAATGCCTCAGTTATTAAAATCAATAAAAATGCCAAAGACGCATTCAATTGCTAATAATATAATAATTATAGATAATAACCCGACATTTGTAGATTACACTGAAAATCTGTTAATTTGCCCTACATATGACTATTTAAAGTTTCATAATTTATGGGAGAACATTCCTCAAGAATATGCTAAAATATCTGAGCTTAAGCATTTTGTTTCAAAATTAATCTCAAATAAAAAAATGTATATTAAGAATAACCCTTCAAATACTGTAATATTAGAGAAATTACATAGATGGCTGTATAGAAAATATAAAAAAATAAACAAATATAATAATAAATATACTAACGATACATTTTGGCTAAATCTGGCGACTTTAATTAAACACCATAATATCACCACATTTAACAAGAGAAATATAAATATGCTTCATAAAAGTATGCAATAAATAATGAATATATAATGAATATATAATGAATATATAATGAATATATAAATATATGTTTTCTAATATATATATCTGTTAAAATGATATATATAAGTTTTGACATTGGTATTAAAAACCTTGCTCTATGTATTTTGAAGCAGACCGCTGAAGAAATACAGATAATAGATTGGAGGATAATAGCATTGGCAGATAAAAAGAAAGATATCAAAGGAATTGATGATATTGCAGAGCGAATATATATGGAGCTTGATAATATAATTGGATATTTAAAAGAGAAAGGAATTAACAATATTGACTATGTGCTTATTGAGAACCAGCCATCAAACCTAAATGGGATAATGAAAACCATTCAATATATTATTTATTGCTATTTCAGTCTCTTAAAATATTGGGATAAAATGATAGATAATGTGGTTCTTGTGAATGCATCTCTCAAGACCAAAACACACGACTATAAACCCGACATACAAATCAAGATGGATGAAGCAAAAAAAACTAAAAACTCTAAAGGGTTTCGTAGCGATAAATATAAAATGAACAAGCAAACCAGTATAGAAATATGCAAGCATTACATTAAAAATGATGAGAGCTTATGTAAGATTTTTGGTGATAACAAGAAAAAGGATGATTTATGCGATGCCTGTTTGCAAGCGGTCGCCTATATACGGACAAATAACCCAGAAGCTGTAAGTAAAGGCGTATATAATACATTATCTTTTGAGGATGTTCAGGATGTTAAGGATGTTCAGGATGTTCAGGATGTTCAGCCAAAAATGAATAGCTTATTTTCATATACTATAAATAACCCTAATAATTTAGTAATTGTAGATTTTTGCGATGAATACAATGTAATACCTTTCGGCCATAGATGTTCTTCGGCACTCGCTTGCAAATATAGCAATCTCCGTAAATATTCGCTTCCATTTGACTGGGTGATACCTTTGTATCCCAATAAAATTAAAGAGATATTAGAAAATAATTTTAAGGATTTTATACCTGATGTGCACCGAAATATATTTCATAATAAATATAATGTATCTCTAAAGCATTTTAATCCTGACATAACTACAGGTATTGAAGAATATAATAGGCGAATTGAGAGATTTAACAAGGTTATTATTGAACCGAATACAAAGTATTTTGTTTATATAAATGAAGATTATCTATATGAAGATGCTTATCGCAATGATGATTTAAATGACGCGATTTTCAATGAGATGTTGGATCTTGAAAAATACTTAAGGAATAAATATGTGGGTATTGAGTATCGTATATTATATTTTAATTTCAAATGTCATAAGATACCAAGCGGTTCTAATATAGTTCAAGTATTACTAAATACAACCACGATATTTGACAATAGGAAGACAGCGCCATTTGAAGACTTCAGGGATTATTGCGGAAAAATATTAGCAGAATTATTTAATACTACTTTAACATTAAATAGATATAAGGAGGATATATTTAGTAATTAAGATAATATATTACACATTTTCTTCATTGTAATATTTTGTTAATAAATTATTAATCATTGTGTAATTTGAATCGTAGTTGCTAATCATCTCAATTATGACCGGAGATAGCTCTTTTAATGATACAATTTTTTCAATAAATTTCATTATCTCTTCAAACTTGCCAATATCCCTTTTTACAAACATTCTTACGATAGTAGTTTGTATTGCGTCTTCCGGATTAATTTTTTCACCCCAAAAACCTCCACCTTTTATATCGGTTGGTTTGTTATGGGTTTTAAGGAAATATATATAATTTCTTCTTAGTCTTTTATATTCATCTATATCACTTAAACTTATGTGCTTGATATCACGCATACCTTTCTTATACAACATTTCATAAACTACTTTCAAAAATCTTATAATTATGTTGTGTTGTTCTACTAATCTTTTTTTTAGTAATTTTGTATCAACCTTTTTGAAGAATTTAATTAAACTCTTATATGCAGGCATATCAATATCTTTTTTATTAGTTTTTGTTTCATTGTATAAATAACCTATCATCTCATTTATTCTTGTGTATATTTCTGTTTTATTTATTCTTTCATAGTAATCTAATAATTCATTTTTAATGGCTTCTTGTAATACTAATATTGTTAAATTATTGTTATCAGGCTGTAATACTAATAATGTATCTAAAAAATTTGAAATAGTTGTATATTTATAAAAAATATAATATAATATTAGTAATTTTGAAAGATAACTTTCTTGAAAACCTATATTTTTTCTTGTCTGCATTTGCTTCATTATCCAATTTATTGGGGTTCTTTGCGGAGATGATTGAGTGTTTCCATAATTGTGTCTGGAATGTTTCTCGGGGGTAATAAATGCTTGCGAGGATTAGGATATTTACTAACATTATGAGCAATTTTTGGTGGAGGGCTTTCGGGTGGCGGCATAGGGGAGGAATCGTCGTCTTCATCATTATTTGGAACTTCAAAAGGATGTAAATTAGGTCTTTTTGTTAACGGCGATAGGTTAATACCATAATATCCTTGTCTTTGTATTCTATTTTCCATTTTTACTAAATACAAATATATAAAAATAATATACAGACAATATATTTTTTATATCATATATATATTAGAAAGATATACAATATGGTTCAAAGTCAAAGCCAATATGTTGAAAGTGTTGAAAGTGTTGGAGGTGCTAAGAAAAAACGCAAGCTAACCCCCTATAACAAGTTTGTAAAGAAGATGTATAGCGAGCTTCACAAGAAGTTTCCTAATGATAGCGCTCCTGAAATTATGAAAAAAATAGGCGAGGAATGGAGAAAAACTAAGATGTAAAGGATTTACAAAAACAATAATAGATTTTAATTATTTTTGCAAAGTGTATATGTAATAAGTTATACAGTTATACAGTTATACAGTTATACAGTTATACAGTTATACAGTTATACAGTATTTGCGCGTAATTTAATTTTAGAGCGCGCTGCTTTCGCTGCTTTCACTGCATTCGCGGCATTATACAACATAGAATAATTATTTAGAGTGTCTATATATGTTCCATCGCGTAAATGACTTTGATATCCGTCCATAGAACTTTTTACAACAACCATATTTAATTTAAAATATTCTTTTAATTTTAATTTTAATTCACTGCATATATTTGGATGTATTGCTCTATCCTTGTCCTGTATTATAATGAATTGCCGAGAAGTTCTCTTATCTTTAAGAACATTCTTCTTCGTGCGAAGCGTGCGAAGCGCGCGAAGTTTGGAGATAATACCCCCATGTGCAGTATATAAATCTTCATACTCAACATCCCATGTCTCGCTATAACTTTCATATTGTTGAGGCAATATACAATTTAATGCCATCCATTTCTTGTGTTCCACAGTTCCTCTTACTTGCGAAGAGATACTTTCAACAACGCTATCTTTTACATGCCACCATTCAGTATTATCAAAAAATTCAATTGTTCTATCAACCCACCATTGAGGAGGCGGATGATGCCAATTTTTGGGATCTTTATAATCCTTATCTGCAGAGTTCCAAGGGCAATTATCCGGCAAGAATATATTAGGTATAAAATCCCAATCTTCGCGACTTATATAATAATTATCAGGAGGAGTAGAATATTGATAAACACCATCAAAAGGTAGCGGATTTCTTGCTGCTTTTTTAGGATTTACATTATAATTATAGGGCAGCTCGTATCCCAATGGATATGTCGCATTATATGTTCGCATATATGTAATCAATCTGCGAATGAAATTTCTTACAAATAATCGCAAACCTGCATCATAACCCTTCCATTTAGTCTTTCCATTACTCGTTATAATACCCAAAAACTCTTGCTTTCTTATCCATATACCAATATAAAAGTCGCGTTTTGCTTCACCGTGATATTTTAAATCAACCCTATTTGTATTCCCAGTGCTATCACCTGTCATAAATTGTAAAAATATTTCGGGATATACAGCAAGTTCTAATACACACGCAAGCTTTCTATAAAACTCTATTAAAGCAGTCGCAGAAGTTTTATTATAATGATTTGCCATTCGTATTACAGCACCACCCACATAGGATAATATTTCATTGAGATTTTTGCTGTTATTTATTTTATTTGTTCCATCTCTAAATTGCGTAAATAATGCCTCGTATAATCCTACATTATAATTGAACTTGCTAAAATCATCAAACTCGCTATCAAATCCGCCTCCAGATAAATCAACCTTACCAAGATCGTCAGCAGTCAAATGTTGAAGTCCAGGGATTACGGATAAGCAAGTATCAATATTTTTTTGGATATAATCAATATAGTCGCAAAAAAATACTGTCCAATCTTCAGTATTTATAGGATACCTTCTGTAATCTTCTTCAATACTTGCTATTAAATCTTTGGATGCTTTCGTTAATTCCGTAGACAACTTATATCCATCATCTTTAAATTTCTGCTTAGCAGGTGTTGCATAAGCCGCCGCTGCCGCAGGAGCTGTCATTGCAGCAACACGAGAACTTCTTCTTAGTCCTGCTGACATACTTATCGGTTATTATCTATTAGTATAGTAGATATTATTTGCAATGGACTTATTATATAAAAAACCAACAGATACCGATTATACCATATATAGCATATCAAAATGTAAATATTGTGTTATGGCAAAAGATCATATAAGCAAGCTAAGCAAGCTAAGCAAGCTAAGCGAGCTAAATAAAAAAAATATTACTACTATAAATTGCGATAAGTTTATTATGACTTGTAGAGAGCGAGATAAATTCTATAATTTTATTAAGCAATACACTGTAATACCATATTTTCATTTTCCAATGATATTTAAAAATGGTAAGTTTATTGGAGGTCTAAAGGAATTACAAAAGCCTTTAGTAAAGACAGATAATAAATCAGTTAAGAAAAAATAAGTATTTAAATAGAAGATAATATTAATATACATTATTTATTAAACTAATATATTGATATGATTGAAGTTGACGGAATTATCCTTGTATTGAGTTGCCATAAACATTTAAATACGCGCCTTAAACACTTCAAGCTTCCTAAAGATGATTACAAAAACTGGAAAGTTATCTATGTTATTGGCGACCTGTTTTTAGAAAGCGACTATAAACTTGAAGGCAACTTTATGACTATTAAATGCGAAGACTCATACATTCATTTATTAAAAAAGTTAGTTCTTGCTTTGAAATATCTCTATGAAATTTATGATATTAATGAAGGCGTATTACGCTGCGGGGATGACTTAATATTTAATGAAGAATTGCTTGAATCCTTCTTGGAAGCTCCAAAAAAAAGACAGTATATTAAGAATTGCGATAATTATACAGAGGAGATTGATTTCTTAGGCAGATCGCCTTCTGGCAAAAGCTTGCTTTCGCACGAAATATCTGATGCTGATATTAAATCAACAACAAACGATAAATTTATGGTTAATTACTATATAGATCATCCAGAGGACTTTGATAATCCCTTGCATAATCTTAAAGGCGTTGATATTTCTAAATATACTAAGCGTCCTCATATTCCTGTCGGGCCCTGTGGTATTATGTATTACATATCTAATAAATCTTGTAAAATATTGATTAATCATTTGAATAATATTAAATATGATATATTCCATTACGACAAATACACCGATTCATATCCATATACTATTGAAGATTGTGCCGTATCATATATTTTGTATTATAATAAAATAAGTTTCATACATTGGATTAATATGTATCACGATTACCCCTACTATAATAATGATGTCCTTGCTATTCATACGAATATGAACAAATAGAACAAATAAAAGGATATAAGAGGGTTTCTAAATAATATAATTAATATATATAAAATATATGAAGATTGAAGTTGGTGTAATAAATCATATGAATAATGTGAATTATGATATATTGCATTATGATGAAAAAACAAAATCATATCCATATACAACCGAAGACCTCGCTATAGCATATATATTATATAATAATTGCATTGAGTTTATCCATTGCAATAATATGTATTGTAATGCTGATCACACATTTAATAACTCTATGGCAATTCATACAAATATGTATAGATAATAATATCTAATAATATCTAATCAAATATTTTTTATCATATAGGTGTCAATCAAACTATATCCAAGTTTTTTATAGTATTCTCTAACACCTGTGCCGCTAATTATAGCAATCCTTTTATAACCATTAGCAATTGCCAATTCTTCAGCCTTTGCTACAAGTTGCTTACCAAATCCCTTGTGTTGCAGAGAACCCTCTATATTATCCCCTACATTACTCAAATTAGAATATACATGCAATTCTCTAATTAGCGCACACCCTTTAATACTTGCTAATACTTGAGACTCGCCAGCATCGCCAGCATCATACAAGCGAAGCCGCAGAAACCCTATTAAATAATTTTTATCGCAATCACTATCAAAACTTATATGATATTCATCGCCTCCTGATGCCCTATATTTTTCAATATTTAATTTAATATTATCAAGCGATACACTGTTCCCTTTGATTTCGCGACATCTAATACATTTGCATCCCCAATTATTTAGCAGCATATCATCTTGTAGCAGTTGCCTCATATTTACAAACTTAGTTGAATAGCCGCCTTCTATGTAATGCCCTGGGATATCGCGAATAATGCGATTAAGCCGCTTATATTTTTGAACCTTCTTTTTGAAATCCTTAATAAGCTCATATAATAGCTTGTCATCGTAAGGAATATATGTGCCTTCGTCAAACCATTTCTTTATTTTTGTATAAGGGACAATGGCAGTAGGATATATTTTATACTGATCTACTTGTATTCTCTCGTCATATAATACTTCTTCAAGCATCACCTTGTCAATCTCATAAGATGCACCAGGAAGATTTGGCATAATATGGATGTCCACCTTGTAGCAATTATTTTTCAAAAGTTTTATTGCATCATATGCGCATTCTATTGTATGCCCTCTATTGATTTTTTTCAAAACTGTATTATTGGTATGCTGAACTCCTAATTGTATTCGCGTGCAATTATATCGGCGGAAATTGGCAATCTCGTCAATTGTTATAGTATCCGGTCGCGTTTCCAAAGTTAGTCCAATAATATGGATTTTAGCCGTTTCATTTATTTCTATTTCTTCTTCTAAAGTTTTCTTAGGACGCTTTGGGTCGCTATCAAAATAAATATTTGCAGCGTAATATAGCTCAGTTATAAAGCGGTCTTGGTAATTCCGTGGATATTCACACCAAGTCCCTCCTAACACGATGATCTCTAATTTATCTGGTATGTGCCCCATATTGATAAGTGATGATAAACGCGTATTCATTTGCTTTATAGGATCAAAATCATTAGCATTTGCTCGCAATACTGCAGGCTCTGAGTATAGATAACTTCTGGGCTGTGCTACCCAATTATTCCCTTCGTGGGCTGGCTCATTAGGGCAATATGCACAGTCGTGCTTACAAGAGAAACGAGCAGTTTTAACTTCGCCTTCTTCATCAATATACTGAGGATGCGCAGATGTTAATACGGTTATTACGAGAACTCCAGAGTTTGACTTACATTTCTTTTTAGTTATAAGATTGCGCAATTGCTGGTTTTCTAAATTAAGATACTTATATATCTTGATAAACTCAGCATTTGACAAAGTATATTTATATTTTTTTTGAATACTCTTTTTAAATTTATCAATATCGCTGGTAGTTTTAAAGTTTTCCATATTGTTTTCAAACTCTTCCGCTATGCTTTCTTGCAATCCATTAAATATGCTGTTATTTTTGTATTCCTTGTGGTTGTTGCAATGTATATGT